ACCAACGACATTCATGCAACACCATTCCTCGGCTCCGAGGCTTACGGTTGTCCTGACTTATCAAGTCAGTCTCCGTTCAGCCCGAAGGTTGAGATTGTTGACACGGCTGACAAATCCGATCCGTTGAACCAATTGACGACTTGCTCGTTCAAGACGTTCTGGACGGCACTGCGACTGAATCCTGCTTACTACCTTATTATGCGTAGTAAGACGGCTTCCACTGCCTAACAGCTAATCAAGTTATGAAACCTAAAGGTGGAGTAACCCTTATAATTGCCGTGGGAGGGGGGAAACCCCCTCACCACGGTCGTTCCAATAAAGACGAGGAGGGTTGTGAAATGATTAAAGTACCATTGACCGCACTGGCTGCGGGTTCAGAGGAAGGCGAGGATTTATCACCTGAAGTGGGTGATTCGGTTGTCCTTGAAAATGTTGAAGGGGAACTGGTTGGCCTTGATGGCGACCACGCCCATGTTGACTTGAAAACGGCTAACGGCGAACCACTGGAATATGTGGAGCATGACGACAAGGAGATCGAGAAGGATTCCGAGGAGGATGTGCTTCGTGCCATGGCCGCAGAGAAGGACGAAGAAGAGGGCTATTAAATGCCAATCTATTCCTTTGTCTCTGAAGGCGGGGAGGTTGTGGAGGACATTGTTCCCTCCAAGACCACCCGTATAACCCGTGATGGGGTGGACTATAAACGGTGCATCGCCAACGAGGGTTTTACTGTCGCCAATCAAGTAAAGATACCTTCCCAAGCTGAACAGGTTAAAGGCGGCTACTATAAACTGGAGCAACAAGAAGGCTCCAGGTTTATGAGGCAATCACAATTTACCACAAAACAAATTAAGAAAGCATGGGGGTTCTAAATGGCTAACAAAAAGATTACCGCATTAACCGCCCTAACAAGCGCGGCAGATGACGATGTATTGGCGATTGTTGATGCAAGTGAGACTTCTGTTTCCTCCACAGGCGAGACAAAGAAGATAACAAAATCCAATCTGGTGTCAGGGTTAGGGTCAGTTACCAGCGTGGATGTTTCCGGTGGATCAACAGGCTTAACAACGAGTGGTGGGCCAGTAACTTCCACTGGAACAATTACTGTTGCCGGAACACTGGCCGAAGGGAGTGGTGGAACAAACCAGACTACCTATGCCAAGGGAGATATACTTTATGCCTCTGCTGCCGACACATTAAGCAAACTTGCTTCCGGTGGCCCGTCTTCTGCTGGAGACGTATTAAAGGTTTCTTCAGCAGGGGTTCCTGAATGGGGTTCTGTTTCCGGTTCTGGAACCGTGACAAGTGTTGCGGTAGCAGGAGGAACAGGATTATCAAGTTCCGGTGGCCCGATTACTGGTGCAGGAACCATCACGCTCGACCTTGACGATACTGCCGTTACCGCAGCCTCTTACACTAACACAAGCATCACAGTGGACGCGCAGGGAAGAATCACTGCTGCCGCCAGTGGAAGCGGGGGAAGCGGTGATGTAGTTGGGCCAAGCAGTGCGACAGGAGATAACATTGTCCTATTTGACAGCACAACCGGAAAGCTAATTAAGGATGGGGGTCAAGGTTTGCCTACCGGAACAATAGTAGGAACCAGTGACACGCAGACTCTCACCAACAAGACGTTAACCACACCCATCATTTCCAGCATATCCAACACTGGAACTGTTACGTTACCGACAGACACAGACACTTTGGTTGGTAGGGCAACGACAGACACTCTTACCAACAAAACCCTTACGAGTCCGGTTCTAACCACCCCGCAGATTAATGATACGAGTGCGGACCACCAGTATGTGGTTGCGGTGAGTGAACTTGCTGCTGACAGGACTGTTACCCTCCCGCTTTTGGGAGCCGCTGACGAGTTTACATTCAACGATCACACGCAAACTCTCACCAACAAGACGATCAGTGCGTCGAGCAATACCATCTCTGCCCTCCCTGTTGAGCTTGGGATCGCGTGTTCAGACGAGACAACGGTGTTGACCACTGGAGATAACAAGGCACGGTTTATGATACCTGAAGCTATCACACTGACGGAGGTGAAGGCATCGTTGAGCGGAAAGGAAACAGATGCTTCCGGTCTGGACATTGATGTTAGGTATCACGCAACCGATCCAACGAACGCAGGGGCAACCGTGTTTAGCGGCGGTGATCTTAATGTCGCGCAGAATGCTTTTTCAGGAACTAAATCTTCACTAGCAGTAACTGCACTTGTAGAGAATAGTTTTGTTATGGTGGATATTAACGGGCCAACCACACCCGATGCAACGGGCTTAAAAATTTGGTTAATTGGAACTAGAGCGTGAGTTATGTCCTAAATCCATATAGGTTTGCAGCAGTTGACTCTGATTATGTGGAGGCTACGGGTGGAACTATCACCACCGAGGGCAACTATAAAGTTCACACCTTCCTTGCTGAAGGAACTGATTTTGAGATTACCAATGCTGGAACTGCTGACGGTTCTGATACCTTCGACTATCTGGTAGTCGCAGGGGGAGGAGGTGGAGGTGTTGGGGATAGCCTGAATTACCAAGGCGGTGGTGGAGGGGCTGGTGGTTACAATTACGTCACTGGTCAAGCCGCAGCAGAGCAGACTTACTCTGTCACGATTGGGGCTGGAGGAGCGGGGTCTAGCAGTGGAACCTTGCGCGGGAGCAATGGATCAAACACACAGTTAGGTTCTTTTACCGCAATGGACGGTGGCGGTGGTGGTGGTTCATTTAATGGAGACTACACATCCGACTTCGCGTATTTAAGTGGTGCAGACGGTGGTTCCGGTGGTGGCTCTAGTGTTTCAGGAAACGGCTCAACAGACGGCAGGGGAGGTTCTGCGAATGACGCTGCTTACGGAAATGATGGCGGGGGTGTTGGAGCATATATAGGCAACAGTGGATGCGGCGGTGGAGGTAAAGGGGCTGCGGGTAATACAGGCACTACTCTTAACGGAGGGGTTGGAGGAGCGGGAGAGGCAAATTTAATTTCATTTACAAGCACAACCTACGCTGGAGGTGGTGGTGGTTCAGGCTATGAAGTGGGAGGGTCAGGAGGAGCAGGAGGCTCTGGAGGCGGCGGTGCTGGAGGAACTGGTTCCGCCCACTCAACAACTGGAACCGAAAACAGTGGCGGAGGCGGCGGCGGTGGTGCTGTCAATGAAACAAGCTACGATGGTGCTGCTGGTGGTAAAGGTCTTATCGTTTGTCGTTACAGAACTAGTCACGATTACATTGAGGCCGAAGGCGGCACGGTAACCACTTCCGGTGATTACAAGCTGCACACTTTTACAGGAGACGGCGGGTTTGCAATCACTAACGCAGGGACGGCAAGTGGCAGCAACACCTTTGACTATGCGGTTTACGGTGGTGGTGCAGGAGGAGGTTCCGGTTCAGGTGCGGGTGGAGGTGGCGGTGGTTATAGAACTGCCACAGGCATCTCTTCATCTGAAACAACTGTTGCAGTCACAGTAGGTGGCGGTGGTGCAGGGAATGCAGACCAATTAGAGGCAGGAGGAGACGGTACACCTTCCAGTTACGCACAGGCAGGGTCACAGGCATTTTATGATGTAAGCTCAATCGGCCACATCATTACCACGGCAGGAAATACTGCATACGATACGACAACAAAGAAGATTGGTAATGCTTCGATTTACTTTGATGGTACAGGGGATTACTTGAGCATCCCTTCTAGTTCGGATTTTGTGTTTGGCACTAGCGATTTCACCGTTGAGGCGTGGATAAACCTTGCGGCTACTTCCACACAGTATTCCATAGCTGGACAAGCCGATGCTGCTAATGGCTCGACGGGTTGGTATTTTTTTGTTCAATCTGATAAAAAGTTGAGCTTTCTTTCCGAGTCAGACGGTGGCCCTTGGGAATTAAATTTAACGAGTACCGGAACTCTTGATGCCGCTGATACATGGTATCATGTTGCCATCGTTCGGAGTGGTAATGATTTTACGTTTTATCTGGACGGCGCGGCAATAGGCACAACCACACAATCCCACACTATTGGCGGTTCAGGCCGAGCTATGGATATTGGCCGGAATAACACTACATATTCTTCGGGCGGTTATCCCTTTTATTTTGATGGTTACATGGATCAATTCCGAATCAGCAATGTTGCTCGGTATCTGACCGACTTCACCCCTGTAGAAGAACCTTACATCGACGACTCGTACACCAAGCTCTTGATTGAGCCGACCTATACTGCTGCTGGAGTTTCGACCGTCAGCGCGGGAGGTGGTGGTGGTGGAGGAACTTTAGACGTTGACGATGGAGACGGAACCTCACCAGCCGATGGCTCTGGCGGAGGGGGTGCAACTTACGATGATGGCAGTGGCAGCTACTTTGGCGGGGCAGGAGGAACGGGAGGAACTTATGGAAATGATGGCGGTGCTGGAGCCGATGATGATTCGGGTGCAGAATATTTCTACCCCTGCGGTGGTGGAGGAGGTGCTGGTGGTGCAGGAGGTGATGCGTCCTATGACTCCTCTTCTGATAGCAACGCTGGTGGTGACGGCGGTGACGGTGCAAAACCTTCATGGCTAACACCCCTTCGCGGCGGCGGCGGTGGAGGTGCGATTGACGATGCCAGTGGGGGTAGCGGAACAAATTCGTCTGGTGCAGGAACCGATGGTGGAGGTGATGCGTACAGTGATGGTTCGGCTGGAGATGACGGGACAGCCAACTATAGTGGTGGCGGAGGGGGAGGCTCTGGCTACACAGACGGCGGTGATGGAGGTTCTGGCATAGTCGTTTTCAGATACAAATACAAATAGGATTTATTATGGCTCATTTCGCAAAACTAGACAGTCAGAACAGGGTGATGGCAGTTCATGTATTGGACAACCAGAACACCCTCGATGAAGAAGGTAACGAGTCCGAAGAGGTTGGTATCCAGTTTTTAACCAACCTCCACGGCCACGCGATGTGGAAGCAGACGAGTTACAACACGCACCGAGGCCAACACCCCAACGATAAACCTCTCCGCAAGAACTATTGCGGCATCGGCTACGATTACGACGAGGAAAGGGATGCGTTTATCCCGCCGCAACCGTACCCGTCTTGGGTGCTTGACGAGGATACTTGCGTTTGGAAAGCCCCCGTTGATAGACCGGACGATGGAAAGAAATACTATTGGGACGAGGAAAACACTCAATGGGTTGAGGATAAAGAGACTTTAGATGAATCGGGTGGAGACAATGAATGATTTAGAATGGCTGAAGGTATTCGGAGTAAACGGCACGGTGTTTGCCACAGTGTCCCTGTCGGATATTGAACTCGTTCTGAAGATTGTCCTGCTAATCGTTACGATATGCTGGACAGCAATCAAAATAGTTAAACTAATAAAAGAAGAATGAAAGAAAAACTAACGTCAAGGAAGCTATGGGTAGCAATAGGTGGTCTACTGACTGTCGCAGCTACAGATTGGCTAAACCTTTCCCCTGAACTAACCAGCCAACTGGTTGGTGCGATTATGATTATCGTTCCGGCTTACATTGGAGGGCAGGGGATTGTAGATGCAATGAAAGAATATGCGTC